CAACACCATTGATAAGCATACCAGTGGTGCCAGGAGTCGTCTCTTCACCCTTACCATTTTTGATATTAGGGTTGAGAGAGAACTTTTTAAGAACTTTTTGTGGACTAATTACATTTGATCTCTGAGAGAACAACGTAAATCTATGACCATCGTCTTGTGGTGCAAACTTAAGGAAGTTGCTGCCACCAACGAAGGATCTTGAAGAATATAACTTAATCTGTTTCTTATCTGTTGAGACGATTGAGACATAATAAGAGCCAGTCTCTAATCCTACCAGAGGTGCTACATCTGGTTGATAGAATATTCTGTCGCCTTCGATGAAAGGTACAGCATCAGGGAACTTAAGGGTTCTATAAAGACCATCAGTTGTACCATCGGTCAAAATACCAACACTACCAGAATTAATCTTGACAGTGTTGACCTCTTTGCTTATCTCATATGCATAGTCAATAGAGCTTGCACTTGTTCTGTTGCTTGAAGGTAATGAGTTTGAAGCAACATATGCATATTCTCCATTCTCATCATAAACATTCAATACATCAGATAAAGTTGAATCATTACCATAAAGAAGGTCTGCATTGGAGCTGGAAGCAGTGTTTAATTTTCTTCTCAGGTCATAATCCTGCCCAGTAGCAGCAGTGAATGTCAGGTTATCAAGAGTAACTCTGTTTTCATCTTCAACAACACTAGCAACATGAGCAATGCTGGTTTGAGAGGACTCTACTTCTTCCGTACCTCTTTGTAGAATTTCAACTCTGTCCCCTACCTTGAGACTGGAGCGGTCAATTGTGCTTCCTAAAGTATAGTTGTCTACATCATCAATTTGATATCTTGAACTTGTATTGTAAATCCAAGAATTAGCAAAGATTTGCTTGTAAGTGTTATCGTCAGTATTCTTTATATTAGAACCAAGATTCTTTACGCCAATAATATCATTTTCTTTTACATTAAGTTTCTTACTAATCTGCTTGAATTCAGATAAGACACCAGTGAGTCTCAATACGACTTTCTTGGTCCGATCTCCATCTTCATATCCAAAATACGTTTCATCCGAACGTACATTGTCTGCTGGTTGAATAGAAGCACCAATGCCAGTACAACTTAAAAATTGGTTGACACTCTTATCAAGGTATGTGACACTATTGACACCAGAGATGACATATCCAGTTTGAGCAAATCCAATGGTAGAGTCTACTGAGAGAACAGATGAACCTACAGATACTAACTCAGTTGCTTTTGTGGCAGGGGTTATGCTGAAAGTACCCTGAATCGTTGAGAGATCATCGTTACCGATGAACAGAGAGACTTTGAAGTATTGTTGATTATTTCTGGTAAAAGGTTCTACCTCAGAGACAGAAGCATTTGTACCAGCATCGGTTGACTTAATTAAAGTCTGACCAATGAGATTGATGGGATTGCCAGATATTGCCTCAGCAATAGTTACGTATCTTCTCAGATACTTTGCAGAAGATGGTTTGATGAGGTAATCTTCAAGATTTACAATCTCAGGGTCTACACCATACAAGACCTTACATAGAATCTTGAATGAATCGTTCGTGCCTTTTGCTTCATAAAGACTTCTTGCTTCTTTAATGAAGTTACCAGCATCAAGAGAAGGTGTAAAATCTACATCTTCGAGACCTGGTGTAAATGTTGATTTTAACTTTTTATAAAACTCTTTTAAGAAAAGAACGCTAAGATTTTGAATCGATGCGTTGCTTGTGTGCTGAGCAGCAGTCGATGTAGAGAAGACTAACTCTTCAGCATTGTTTTGTTGGTGATAATTCGTGATACCACAGAAACCACGAATACAACCAGTGAAAGAATTGGTGGTTATACCCGTATATGTGATAATCTCATCATTTATCTTTAACAGACCGTAGGTGTCTGGAAACCCTTTTGTAGAGTTTACATTGATTGTAGCGTCTCCTGTGGTCACTACACCAACTGTTCTGGTGCTATCTACTATGACCTCTGGAACCAGATTATCAACTTTCAGATATTGATCAAGATTTTCAGAAATATCTGACGTACCGCCCTGGTACTCTTGTGAAATATAATACTGCTTGAAAAAATCAACTGCCTTTGGATTTTCATCCAATATAAAACTAGGCAGTTGGTTGCTGATTATTTCCTGAACCTTTACCCTAGGTTCGAACCCAGTTTGTATCATATTACTGTCTTATTAGAATCCCGTTTGAGTAGCTTGATGTGTAATAATCTCTAGTGAATACTGTTCCAGAAATTTCATCGCCAGACGCAATAACGTCTCTTACCATATTTATGGTGCTATCGGAAACATTAAAACTTAAATAAAGATCTTTGAGTCCAACAACATCGTTGGATTCTGGGAACGCTTGAATCTCAATAATATCATTTATTCTCTGTGTGGAGGTAATATTGACTGTTCCTAAATTGATTTCACCGTGCAGATAGTCTACAGTGCCTGCAGACTTAGAAATAACACGAATACTTCCGTCAGAAGTTTCTTTTACAATAGAAATAATACCAGTTTTGAGATCAGCATTAGGAATATCAGTCAGATAAACTGTATCAATTTCTCCGGCAATTTTGAAACCAGTTGATTTGATATTACGACCAGCAGGGTTGACATGGAACTGATTACCAAAACACAACTCATACTGTGCTGATGTATTCAATGCTGCCTTCAAATCTCTTCTTATAATAACCTTAGTGATGTTAGAAGTTACAGCAGTATCGGTGTTGTCAACAACTTGTTGAATTTTACTATACTTGAATCTACCACCGAATTTGTTCAGATCAACTGAATTAGAATAATCGTTAAGTGATGTGGTAACCTTTGTCTTCAATGATTCAGCAGAAGACACTTTATTTGAGTTGTAGTAAACTGCACTATCAACCTCTACATAAAGTATCTTGAGGTCAACAATTTTTTGGTTGATACTAGATACGGTGTATTGCTTCAACTTAGATAGAATTTGAGACTTATTGAAGTCCGATACAAAACTACCATTCTTTGGTTTGATACTAATAGTTACTGTGCCAAATTCTGGTGGATCCAGTTCTTCACCACCAACAACAGAAACTGACTCAGTATCGGGATAGATTAACTTGATAATCGCTTCATAATCCCTTGCTGTAACCGCCCTGTACTGCGATGAATAGATCCTAGGAGCAAAGTACTTGATAGAGTCAATTGACTCTGTATCAGACCCGTTCTGGGATGCCTGAGAAGTGGTTACTGTAACATTGCCTGGGTTGGGAATATTGCCAGCAGAATCTTTTACACTTCCAGAATATGAGAATAAAGATGCACCGTTACCATCAGCACCATCAGTAACAATGTAATGAACAGTGATTACTGAACCATTCTGTAGTTTCTCACCAATAAGTCCATCACCAAACAATATTTCATACTTTTCGTCTTGAACTTCTTGGATCAAGTAAATCTTAGAATCTCCACTAAGATTTAAAATATTATTAACTAACTGATATTCAACACCAAGTCCAGTCTCACCAGGTCCTTTTACGTAGACTGAAATAGTAGATGTATCGACGTAAGAGTTATCAAGTAAAAATCTTTGATTTAGTGATGTATCTACTGTAAATTCTTTTGAAAGGAAGATACCTTGATAAACGTCAATGTCGGTAAAGGTAGCTACGTTATCAGTAACAGAAGTTGTAATATCTTCTGGGATTGCAAATGTGAATGAAGTATTATCTACGTTACCAGTACACACCAGACCTGCCTGTAAAGTCGCTGTTGCCGATGAACCAGCAACTGCTGTACTAAACGATACTTGTGCCTTTGCTGCCGTTCTAGAGCGTGGTACGTATCCAATATTACGTGCCAGTGAAACTACATTCTCTCTGAGTGTTGCCGAATCCAAGAAGGATTCGTTAACAATCATATTAGAGTTGAATGCATTAATATAAGTGTTATATGCTAACGTATCAATCAAGACTGAGAAGTTTGAACCTTCAAAATCAAAGTCTGTAAAATTGGAGTTAGCACGAAGATAACTCTTAA